GGATAGAATATGGTTATGTAAAATTTTAATTTTTTTATATTTATCATAAACAATTAACATAAATATGAGTGAATTTGATAAAGTAATATTTGGTAAAAAAACATTTTCTAACTTATTAGAAGAAATTTATGACAACCAAAAAAAGAAATCAAGACAAATATCTTCATTGATTTCTGAACTCAAACCTCTGGTTAGTGACATAGGTGATGCTACCTTAATAGTACCTCTTATTAAAGAATATCTAGAAATAGATGTTAAAAATGACGAACAACTAGTAAAAGTAGCAACTATCATCCAACGAGCTTTAAACAATACTTCTAATACAGAAGATGGTTTTGGTTTATCTGAAGCTGATAAAGCCCAACTAATGTCAGAAATTGAAAAACTAGATAATAAATCAGAATAATGGCTGTACTTAGAGATGGACAAAGCGCTATAAATTTTGTAAATAACTCCACTGCTTATAATAACCAATTAGCTGATTTTAATCAACAAATCCAGTCTGGAATTATTAAAGCTGCTAGAGTTAAAGGTATTATATTAGATTCTACTTCTAAAGCTGAAGGATATGATAAACTTGGAGAAGATAATAGTATTGGAACTATTATATATGATGATAATATTGAATTACCTAATACTACTACAGACTTATCTAAATTTCCAATTGCTCGTCCTTTATTTAGTAATATAAAAAACTATCCATTAATTAATGAATTAGTTTATATACTTACCTTACCTTCATCTGAAATAGGTAAAAATACTGATGCTAAAACTAATTATTATCTTAATACAATAGCATTATGGAATCATCCTCATCATAATGCTTATCCTGATACTCCATTTAATTTAGCTGAAAATCAAAAAAATGATTATGTAACAGGTAGTTTTATAACAGGTAGTGGAAAAGATGTTTATAGAAGAGTAACAGATAATTATACTGGTATAAAATTAGGAAATACTTTTAAAGAGCGTTCTAATATTCATCCTTTATTATCTTTTGAGGGTGATGTTATATATGAAGGTAGATGGGGTAATAGTATTAGATTTGGTTCAACAGTTCAAAATAAATCTAATAATTGGTCTGCAACTGGTACTGATGGTGATCCTATTTTAATACTACGTAATGGACAATTAGTAGATGCTACAACAGAAGGTTGGGTACCTATAGTAGAAGATATAAACAAAGATATATCATCATTATATTTAACTAGTACTCAAAAAATACCTATCAGAGTATCATCTAATAACTATAAAAGTTATTCCTCATTCACTCCTACAGCACCTGATCAATTTTCAGATAAACAAATAATATTAAGTTCAGGTCGTTTATTATTTAACAGTAATAAAGATCATATATTATTAAGCTCTGCTTTAACTATAGGATTTAATGCTATCAAGGGTTTTAATTTTGATACTAACGCTAATTTTACCATTAACTCACCTACTATATTATTAGGCGGTAAAGACGCCGTTGAACCTTTATTATTGGGTAAAACAACTATAGACCTGCTATCTGAATTAGTAACACAATTAAGTAATTTATGTATAGCATTACAAACAGTTCCTACACCGTCAGGACCTGCTGTTGCACCTGCTGCGACTCAACTTATAACCTATCTTTCTACTTTAAAAACAGCGTTAGAAACTACAACTCAATCTAAAATAAGCAAAACTTTATAATGGCTGGAATAGATATAACTACTATACAAAATGCAATTCCTAGTAATTTGAAAAAACAAGGAATAGATAAATTATCTGGTTTATTAATTAGTAAGGGTGAGGAAATAAGACAACAAGTTATTCCTAAAATAACTGATGAAATTAATAAAGCTCAAACTACATCTGACTATTGTAATAATATACAGGCTTTATTAGCTACTAGAAATAATATAGTAAGTAAATTAAATAATATATCAACTTTTTTAGATCAAACTACATTAGCCTTCACAGGTTTATCAGCGTTCTTTGAACTAACAATTTTAGCTAAATCAGTTATAGATAATGCTCGTTTAGCAGCTAATATAGGAGCAAGTGTTTTACCTGTAGTTCCTGGTTCTGTTACAGCTGCTATAGATTCATTAGGAGTAGCTTCAAATCAAATAACATTTAGTAATCTAGGTGAATCTAAATTAGTAACTCTTAGAAATACATTAGGTGGATCTGCTATATCTTTAGCAGTAATTTCAGCTAGTATAAGAACTGCTATATTATTATTAAACTCTTTAGATGCATTATTAAGTAAATGTAGTGTTAATATTAGTAATAGTTTTACACCTGTTTCTTCTAGTTTAATAACTATTACGGAACAAGTAGAAAAATCTAATCAAGTAAATGATGATTTATATAAAGGATTTCTTATTAAAATTGAAACAGTACCATACACTCCAACTGTAAATCGTTCAAAAGCAGTTGGAATTAATTCAGATGGTATAAAAATAATTGAAACTGGATTATCATTCACCCAAAACAAACAAACATTAATAGACGAATTAAAACAAAATATTGACAACAATAATTTAAAAGCTAACTAATTAAATATTTATAATAAATGAAACCGATCGAATTTAAACAAATAATCAAACAAGCCGTAAGGGAAGCTATTCAAGAAGAATTAAAAGATATTCTATTGGAAGCAGTACGATCACCTAAAACTATGGTAGTTGAAGCAAAACAATTATTAACAAGCTCACCAGAATCAACTCCTGAGTTAGCTGTTGATAGACGTAAAAAATATATGGATGTATTAGGAGAAACAGCAGGATTTAATATGCCTGAGTTTACCCCAGGTGGAGATAATAACATTAGCTTCAACAGTAATGCGTTTAGACCTACTGCTGTAAATACAGCTGCAGAAGGATCAGCTTTACCTTCAGGTGAAGTAGATATGAGTCAAATAATGGGTTTATTAAATAATAAATAATGGCGTACGGAGCAAAAAATATATATCCAATTGATACAAAACCTAGAATGGCTGTAGGTGTAGCTATTCCTTTTAACCAACCTGGAGTATTTGGCTCAACATATGTAACTAAAGATGCTATTAAAACTAATTTAGTTAATTATCTTTTAACAAACAAAACAGAAAGATATCTACAACCAACATTTGGTGGTGATTTAAGAAAATATATTTTTGAACAAATCAACTCAAATACTATGGATTTTATAAAAGAAGATATTCAATCTAATATAAATCAAAATTTTCCTAATGTATCAATTGATGCAATAGATATAGAACAATATCCTGATAATAATATAATAGTAGTATCTTTATATTACTCAATTATTAATACAGGTATAAATGATAACTTACAATTACAATTTAACTAATGGCTAATAAAGACATAAAATATATTAATAGAAATTTTGATGAGTTCAAAACAGCTCTTATCAATTTTACTAAGACATATTTCCCAAATACTTATAATGATTTTAGTCCTTCATCACCAGGAATGGCCTTTATGGAAATGGCTTCTTATGTTGGTGATGTGTTATCATTTTATCAAGATAATCAAATACAAGAAACTTTCTTACAATACGCTAAACAAACTAATAATTTATATGAATTAGCTTATATGTTTGGTTATAAACCAAATGTAACAGGTGTATCTATAGTAGATATTGATGTGTACCAACAAGTACCCGCTATAACAAGTGGAAGTGTTCAAATACCTGATTTTAGCTATGCTTTATCATTTCCATCAAATTCATCTGTTAAATCAACTTTATCAGGTTCAATTAATTTTATAATTCAAGATCCAATTGATTTTTCAGTTTCAAGTTCAACTGATTTAACTGAAGTAACAGTGTATAGTGTTAGTGGTACTACACCAACTAATTTCTTATTAAAGAAAACACGTCCTGCTATTTCATCAACAATTAATACAACTACATTTTCATTTGGTGATCCTGTTCCTTTCGCTACAGTTAATATCAATGCTGATAATATAGTTAACATATTAGATATAACAGATAGTGATGGTAATAAATGGTATGAAGTAGATTATTTATCTCAAGAAACAGTATTTGACTCAATAAAAAATACTAATACCAATGATCCTAATTTTAGTTCTACTAATGATGCACCTTATTTATTAAAATTAAAACAAGTACAACGTAGATTTGCTACTCGTTTTTTAGATGGACAGACATTACAAATTCAATTTGGTTCAGGTATATCTACTGATACAGATGAGAGTATTACTCCAAATCCATTTAATGTAGGATTAGGATTACCATCAGGACAAAGTAAATTAACAACAGCTTTTTCACCATCAAATTTTATATTTACTAAAACATATGGTATAGCACCTTCAAGTACTACACTAACTGTAAGATATTTAACTGGTGGAGGTGTAAGTTCAAATGTTTCATCTAATACTATTAATACTTTAGTTACACCTCCTACATTTATTAATACCAATCTAAATTCAACATTAGCAAATAGTGTTTTTAGTTCTATAGCTATAAATAATCCAGCTGCAGCAGATGGAGGTATGGATGGAGATACAACAGAAGAATTAAGACAAAATACAATAGGAAATTTCAATTCACAACTTAGAAATGTAACACAAGATGATTATTTAGTTAGAACATTAAGTTTACCTTCTCAATATGGAACTATAGCAAAAGCATTTATTGAACCTGTTAAAGCAGAAAATGTATTACCAGGAGAAATAGCATCAACTTTAGATTTATATGTATTATCTTATGATGCTAGTACTACTTTAAAAACATGTTCTGATGCTTTAAAACAAAATCTATCAACTTATTTATCACAATATAGAATAATAGGTGATTCAATTAGAATTAAAGATGGTTTTATTATTAATAGTATTACCTAATTATAACAATAATGATATTATTATAGCATGTATTAATGCTTTAAAAGATTATTTTGCTATAGATAAATGGTTAGTAAACCAACCTATTGTTCTAAGAGAATTATATATATTATTAGATAAAATTGAAGGAGTTCAAACTATTAAAAATATAGATATAGTAAATAAGGTAGGAACTAATTTAGGATACTCACAATATGCTTATGATATTAAAGGAGCAACACAAAATGGAATTATATATCCTAGTTTAGATCCTTCAATATTTGAAGTAAAATACCCAAACAACGATATTTCAGGAAAAGTAGTATCATTATAATAAAATAAAATGGCAATATATAAATTATACCCGTATAAAGACGCTACAGTATATTCGTTTTACCCCGATTCAAATACAGGATTGGACAGTATATTAGAAGCTGGTTTTCCGTTAACTATACAAGGATTATCGGGCGTTTTTAGGTTTTTCCTAGCGTTTGATCAAACCGAAAT